TATCGCAAGAATTACAACCGACATGGTTGATGACAACACAGGAAAAATTAAAAAAATTAAAGAAGAAAAATTAGTTAAAGGTTTTTCACCAACAGATGTTGAGGCTAAAGTAACTAAAGCTTATGAAACGTACTCTATGGATTGGCGAATTACGGCAATCGTTGAAAGTAAAATTGATGAGGTTATAGAGTAAAAAATTAAATAACTTATTTACAAGGGAACACTAAAAATGTTCCCTTTTTTTGTTTATTAAGACCAAAAAATATTTTTTTTGAAATATCTGCATATTTATTTATAAAATAAACTAAATACGCATTTTAAAAAAATGAATTTTAACACAAATGATTCAGTAGTTGAAAAAACATTATTACAAATAAAAACTATTGAAGAAGCTATTAGTGAAAACGCAAAAGGAATACTTGCTTCTACCATGAAGGAAGAAATCAGTGAGTTAGTAAGGGAGTCGTTAAAAACTCCGAAGAAAAAAAATGTACGCGAACAAGGAGAAGATGCTGACGCAGCACAACCGCAAGTCGATGACGAAGTAGAAGGTACAGAAATAGATGTAGATACTGAAATGAGTCCAGAAGGAGATGAAACGGAAGTTTCAACTGAAATGGGTGTTGAGGTCCCTACAGATAACGTAGAAATGCCACCATTAGACATGTCTAAAGCACCCATGAAAGATGTTATGAAAGTATTCAAAGCTATGGGAGACGAAGACGGTATTATTGTAGTAAAGGACGGTGAAAATATTCATTTGACCGATACTAACGCAGATACTGAGTACATGATTAATATGGGTGGAGGTTCAGATGAAATAGACGCAACATATATGGACACAACAAATGAAAGCGTTGTTTATGAATTAGTCTACGAACAAGACGAGATGGGTGAGTCATACGATGATATGATGGAAATGGATGATGAAGATTTAGACGAATCATACGATGATATGATGGAAATGGATGATGAAGATTTAGACGAATCATACGATGACATGATGGAAATGGATGATGAAACTATGTATGAAATCCAATACGATGAAGAGAATGAAGACATGGACCCTATGATGGAAGAAAGAATGAAACCTGTTGGAATTGGTTTTGGTAAGAGAAGAGACGGAATGTCAAAATCTTCTGTTAACAATAAAGGTTTCAAAGACAGTAATAAAGGAGGTCTTAAATCAGAAAAAAGAGGAAAAGGTCCTAAATTTTCTTTTGGAAAAATCAAACATGGAGTTACCGAATCTGAAATGGATGAAATGGATGAATATACTGAAGGTTGGATGGATGAAACCAACATGATGGATTCTGAAATGACAGAAATGGATTACATGGAAATGGATTCTGAATTTGGCGGAAACAAACACGATTACAAAAGACGAGGAGGTCACAAAATCGGAGATGTTGGTGGTCATTACAAGGATTATGAAATGATGGAAATGGATGACGAAATGATGGAAATGGATGACGAAATGTATGAGGGTAATGATTCTCAATCATTCGAAATGCCAGGTGAAACCACAGAAGCATCTCGTACTTTAACTTATAGAAGAAGAGCTGAGAGAGACCGTGTTGCGGCACCAAGTCAATTAAGAAAAGAATCTTTCAACAAAGAATTAAATTTGTTAAGAGAAAAAAATGAAGAATACAAAAAAGCTTTGGACTTCTTTAGAAACAAATTGAACGAAGTTGCAATATTCAACTCTAATTTAGCTTATTCAACTAGATTGTTCACAGAACATTCAACAACAAAACAAGAAAAAATAAATATTCTAAGAAGATTTGACAATGTTGAGTCTTTAAAAGAATCTAAGTCTCTTTACAAATCAATCAAGTCAGAACTTGAAGGTACTTCAAAATCTAACAAAGTTGTTAAAGAATCAGTAGAATCAAAAATTACAAAAACAGCATCTACTGGTTCAGCAACGAATTTGATTGAAAATAAAACTTATGAGAATCCTCAATTCATGAGAATGAAGGATTTGATGTTAAAAATAAAATAAAAAAATAAACCTACATTTAAAAATTAAAAAATGGGAGCATTATTAGAATCAGGTCTTGTTGGTAACATTGGTTTGAAACACCTAAAAGTTATCAAAGAAGATACAATTAACAAATGGGATAGATTAGGATTCCTAGACGGTCTTAAAGGACACATCAAAGAGAACATGGCACAGTTATATGAAAACCAAGCGTCTCACTTAATCAACGAAGCGGCTGCGACTGATAGCTCAGGTTCTTTCGAAACTGTAGTTTTTCCAATCGTAAGACGTGTTTTCTCTAAATTATTAGCTAACGACATCGTGTCTGTACAAGCAATGAACTTACCAATTGGTAAATTGTTCTACTTTATTCCTAAAATTCAAGGGTATAACGTAAACGGAACAGCTACACAAGACCCAACGGCGGGAGGTTCTCACGTTGCTCCTTTTGGAGCTCCAAATGGACCAACGAACATAGGTTTTGGTTATTCAGATTCTGATAAAAATCTTTATGATAGATTTTACGAAGGAAACGAACCGGCATTAGACCCTCCAGGATTGTTTGACTATTCTAAAGGTGCATTTTCAGCTAGAACGGTTTCAGCTTCTACACAGGTATGGTCTTCAGGAAACCTTATTCAATCAGGATATCCGGCTAGTACAGAATTTAGAAAAGTTATTATCGCTATGTCCGGATTTAATAATTCAGGTGCTGGTAAATTAATCGGTCCTGATGGTAACGAAATGGACAATGAGGCATTTTTATCAGGTCTTGAAGTTAGTTTAGTTACAAACGCAACCGCTAACGGGTTCTCTGGAACATCTTTGGGTTCATCTTTGGGTACAGGCCCATTATTATTTAGAGTTGTTACTCAAAAATATGGTAAAGGTATTGTACAATACGGTACAACAACAACCACATCTTTCGATAGTTCAGGTAATGGTGGTTCTTTCGATGATATTTGTAGTGCTAATGGTATTATTTACTTAGAAATCGATACTCAAGTACCTTGTTCTATTGGTGCTAATTCGATTGATGGATACAGTGGATTTACTACTCAGGCAGTAGCAACCGCATACAACCAAGCTTTCAAATGTACTTACAGAATTTATCAAGAACTTGAGTTCGAAGATAAAATTGGTGAGGTTTCTTTTGACCTACAATCAGTAACTGTTTCTGTAGCAGAAAGAAAACTAAGAGCACAGTGGTCTCCTGAATTAGCACAAGACGTTTCTGCATTCCATAACATCGATGCTGAAGCTGAATTAACAGCTTTATTATCTGAGCAAGTGGCGGCGGAAATTGACCGTGAAATTTTACGTGACTTACGTAAAGGTGCGGCTTGGACATTACGTTGGGATTACAACGGATGGAAAAGAGGAACTTCTGCTAATCCATTAACTCAGTACACTCAAAAAGATTGGAACCAAACTTTGATTACTGCAATTAACCAAATTTCGGCACAAATCCACAAGTCAACACTTCGTGGTGGAGCTAACTGGATTGTTGTATCTTCTGAGGTTTCAGCAATTTTTGACGATTTAGAATACTTCCACGTATCTAACGCGGCACCTGAGCAAGACCAATACAACATGGGTATTGAAAGAGTGGGTACTTTATCTGGTCGTTACCAAGTATATCGTGACCCTTACTTCCCACCAAACACAATTTTGTTGGGTCATAAAGGTTCTTCATTGTTAGACACTGGTTACGTTTACGCGCCATATGTACCTCTACAATTAACACCTACAATGTACAATCCATTCAACTTCACACCTATCAAAGGTATTATGACAAGATACGCTAAGAAAATGGTTAACAACCGTTTCTACGGACGTATCACTGTTGACGGAGTACGTACATTTGATTTAAGAGAATTGAGATAATCAATTAAAAGTTAATAAGAAAAAAGGTCAGAGAAATCTGACCTTTTTTATTTTATTGATATTTATTGTAATATGAATATAGATACAATCGTAAAAAAAATATTGTCTGAGGCCACAACTACAAAAGGTAGAGGTAGTTATGTATCTCCATGGGTTCCCGCATTAAAAGAGTTTGAAAAAAATGTTAACGGTCCATTTACAGAACCTGCAAATTCATATGATGACCCACTTTTAGACTATGATATTATGGATGGTAGTTGGACGTATAACAAAAAAACAAGAGACAAGTTAGAAAAAAGAGCTAACAAAATAAAAAAATATTTAAAGTCAAATCCCGATAGTTTTGGTGCGGACGATGAGGGGGGTATACTTAACGCCATACCTAAAAATACTTTTAATACTAAACCAATAAAAAATTTCGACCCAAAAAAAACAGTAACTAAGTTAAGTGAGTGGACAGAATTAAATAAAATTCCACTCAACGAAGATTTAGCAGTTTGGTTTGGTACGAAAAAAAAACCAAAAGGTTCCAAACAACCAAAAGGACCATGGGTTAATATATGTAGAAAAGTTGACGGAAAACATCCACCTTGTGGTAGACCAGATGCAAGTAGTAAATCATATCCTAAATGTAGAGCTGCTGGTGTTGCAGGAAAAATGAGTGATTCTGCTAAAAAAGCGGCCTGTGCACAAAAAAGAAGAGCTGAGAAAAAAGATACTCAAACAGGTAAAGGTCAAAAACCCGTAATGACTTCATACAAACCAAAAAAGAAAAGGACCCAAAATGAGTCCTTAGAAAAAATTATAAAAAATATTTTAAGCTCACTTTAACAATAAGCACCTGAACAGTGTTTTTTACCATCTAACCCTGGTTTTGTACCTTTACATACTTGAACTGCATATCCATTTGCATACGCCGATGGATAAACATCAAATTTAGATTTAGCCGCCGCCTTACCACGAGCACATAATTTAGTACCTGTTTTTTTTCTACCTTCCGCCATCATCATATCTCTATTATCGACATTAGACATGTAATTACCCTCTTCTTTCGATTCATTCATTAAAAAATCAAAAACTTGGTCCATATTGTTTTTTGCTTCAGAGATATGGTCTTGAGCCCAATCATGACCATTTTCTAAAATTTGTTCAATCATGTCATGGTCCATATCCAACAATAAGTCACATTGTCTTCTCATTTGTTCTAAGTTCGAAAAGAACATATATCTTGAACTTCTTTTTTCATCTTCTTCTCTAAGAACACTATTAATTATTTTACTAAGATTTTTCATATTTATTTTTTATTAACTATTTGGAATTGTAATTCCCTTTTATATGTTTCGATATTTCTATCACTAACTACTTTTATATCAACAAAATATTCATTTGGTATTTTGTCTGTTGTATTAAAAATAAAATAATAAGCGTTTGGTGTCTTATTTATTCTTGTCCATTCTTGAACTTGTACTTCTGTTTTTCCTCCTTCTTTAACGTATATTCTATAATATGCCTCTACATTATCTAACAATTGATTTCTTGAGTATGCCTTTTTAATGGTGACGTTAACTTTTCTGATATCGGTATTCAATATCATTTCATTTTGTTTTATACCGTCAAAACTAAATCCATACAAATTAGGAGTCAATGTCGTAGACCCCAATTTATAATTACCATTTTTTGGTAATAACGCAAACTCATTTTCAACGTTTGTTAGTTGTACTGAGTTAACATAAAGACTTTTCCATAAATCGTAGTATAAACACGGAGTTGTTGCACCAGTTAAACCATTTACATCAACTTTATATACTCCTTTGGTTACTTTACATGTTAATAAGTTGGTATACCCTTGAACAACATCCCCATTTGAATCTAGTATATCCACTAATGGATTGGAGTCTAAGTTAATGGCATTTCCATTTTCATAAACATATAGATACAAATCATT